CTTCGGAACCTCCGTTGTCCGTTGATCCTGGGAAGGACCCGTGCGCGTAATAGCATCATCAATACGCGCTGGCTTGAGCTCGCATACCCTGTAACTAAGTGAGTTGTTGCGACGGACTGAACCGCACCTGATTCGTTGCGCCTCTCGGAATGCAACCGCATGTAGAGCGCAGCGACCGTGCATCACCGCAGGTTCAGGGCAGGCGGACTTTATGCAGACACCCTTGGCCCGCTTCCTGAGTTGCCGCCGGCGTTCACGGCATACGGGTAATGTAGTGAATTGATCGTGTATGGCAATTGCGTGACCGGCAATGAGATGATCTGGTCTGACGCAGCTCCGAGGGCAACCTGGCTGATGTAGAATCCGCCGATTCTCTAGGGATCGTGAATTGACTCCTATCGCGAATGCGATGCGGTGAGCTAAAACGCCGTTGCCCGATATCCGCATTATTCCGTAGCCGTTGGATATAGCCCCAGTCCAGAGCCAGCATCCGTTATCAGAGACGAGGACGTGACTCCAGAATAAGGCGATGATTCTGGGCGTGAGCTTCACAGGCTGGATTTTACGGCTTTGAGGATTTCGACTGCGACTTGCGGGACGATGGAATTGCCGAGCGCGCCGAGGAGCGAACGGTGCGGGCGGCTTCCCACAATGCCAGATACCTCGGAGAATACCCCATCAACCAGCATGAAAGAGTCGTCAGGCGCACGACGAAGCTTTCCGTCCGCGCAAGGCAGCCATATTGCGTTTTGCCAAGCTGTTCGCTCACCGTCGCCAGATCGTGCGGATAGTAATGCCCGTCGCTGAACGTGTTGTTCTTGCCCCGTTTCCCGGTCTTGTCGTGCTCCTGCGGCGCCGGCCACGAGGCTTTGAGCACGTTCGGAACCGCATCCATCCGGTGCGCGTTCTGCGTCTCGCCCTTCTCGTCCCGGCTCTGAGGTGTCGGCCACGGAACTGTTTTCGCCGCACTCGTCAGCGTGTCCGCTACTCCCTGATGAGCGCCCGTCTGCTCCGAGTCCTCTGCTCTTGGAGTGGGCCAGTAACCCGACAATCCAGATTCGATGTCGCAGTTGCGGCGAGTCCACGGCACAAGCCGGAATATCGAAGCATTGCGCTTCGTAGCCGAGCCTTCCCATCTCAGAAAGTATTCCGTCGATCCCCACGTTCGAGGATGCCAGGAGGGTTTTCGAAAACGACGCAATCCGGCTTTGCTTCACCAAGCACGCGCAGAGCTTCCGGCCAGAGCCAGCGGTCATCTCCCTCGCCTCCTTGTTTCCCGGCGCGGCTGGTGGGCTGGCATGGCGGTCCGCCGGTGACAAGAGAGATTCCTGTATAATTTCGTCCGTCCAGCTTTCGGATGTCGGGATGGACGGGCAATGCCCATCGCTTTTCGAGAAATGCTCGGCATCTTGCGTCTGACTCGCAGAACGCGACGGTTTTGAATCCAGCCCATTGCGCAGCGAGCGCGAATCCGCCGATCCCAGAGAAAATGTCGAGGTGCTCATTCAGCATTACACGCGTTTGCGCTGCTGCTGCTTTACTGAGTCGGTGCCGATTGCGGTTGAATTAACTCCAAGCGATCCTCCTTGAAATAATGAATGTGAGCATCGCCCTCTCGTTCAAGCCCTATGTTTGGCGCACCGGTAAGGTATTCCGTGCGAGATGTTGCAATGCCTTCCCGTTTCGTGATTTTGTCCCGATATTTGCTGCCTAATTGTATCCTCATTGTTTACTTGTCCTTCCTTTTTGTTAACCATCTTCGTCTATAAATCTTATACTGCGCCTCAACGTGGGACTTCCAGGCGTTGCCAATGTCGGCGGATGGGACGCTCAGGAGATATTGATTAGCGTCGATAAGTTTCTGGAGTGCGGTTTTCTCGTCGTCGATCTTGGCTGCTTTTCTGGTCTTGCCGTGCTTGGTTTTCGGGAAGGCTTCTGCGACGTGATCTTTCAAAACCTCAACCGTCATCCGGTTTTTTAGCGCTTCGTCGATGAGTTTGTCCTGCTCTGCCGGTTCGAGCGCCGCCAATACGATGTAATGCCCGAGTCTGAGTCCATCTTTTCTGCGCGGAGCGTCGATGCGTTTATACGCCCACATTGCGTTCGCGAGAGTCCGCGGTTTGAGGCCCAGGGCTTGCCGCGCGCCATCAACTGCTTGCGCGAAATCCTCGCCGAATTTGTCTTCGCCCCAATTCAACGCGTCAGCCATCATGCGTAGACAACGCTCTTGTGTCATTATTGCGCCGTCATACATTGCAGAAAGCCGACGCATGGCATCGAGCCATTCATCTTTTGGCGTTTCATCCGTGAATGCGATTCCTTGGTGAGATACCGAATAAAAAAGGAATTTTCCAGGCGTTAAAATGTTCGGGCGAAGTCCGCTCATTTCCTTACTTTCCCGTTAACGGGAAACCTCCGCTAACTCTGCCGCGCTGGAATATCGCATTGGGCGGCAACCACTTGCTCTTCAACCTGCCTGAAATAGTTGCGCGCGAAATTCCGCTGACTCTGGTCATAACGCCTTCTCGTATTTCCGCAAAAGATTTTCAGACCAGGACCGTTTCCCCAGCTCAAGATCGCTGAGATAGACGACAGAAAATCCAAGTCTGCGAGCCACGAAGGTCAGCGTTCGGCCAGATTTCATCCGAGCGGCCCTGGCTGTAAGCCCGGTGGCAATGTGATCGACATGCTTGGCGCTTCCGGTCTGCAATTTCATCGGCATTAGCTAGATTCCGCTAAATCTGAGAAATGGTCAATTCAATCCTTCGTGATCCCAGACAATTTCCCGCGACGTCCGTCCTTTGATTGCTTTTTTCGCCAGCAAGAAAGTCGAGTATTCCTTGCACCGGATACTGACATGCTCCGGTTTCACTAAAATTGAGAAGTCGCCTTCCTTGAGCGGCATCGTAGCAAGGACGTGGTCGGTCAGCTTTTGGTATTCACGCTCTACGTGACGCAGTGAGGCTGCTTGTTCTTGAATTGTTCGATTCATGCAGTGCGCATCGGCATGATGACTGCCTTGAATTTTCCCTCCTCGATCAAGACCGGGGACACTTCGTCGGAAAGCCGGATGCGAACGTTGTCGTCCTGTAAAACTCCAAGCACATCGAGAAGAAAGTTTTCGTTGATTTTGATTGAGAGTTTCGGCTGTCCACTTAATTCCGTTCCAAGCACTCGCTCCATTGCTTTGCCTGGGCAACTGACTTCGATCTCTTTGCCGCTGCCGGCGAGGGTAAGTCCGGGATTATTGACAGCCGAGAATATCGAGCATGTCTGCAACGCATTGATTAATGATTTGCGGCCGCAGGAAAAAGCATTCTTTGCGTCGAATCTATTTAGAATGTCTTTCGGTCCCGCAGGGAAAGTCGCTTCGATCAGTTTTCCGCAGATTTCAATCTCTTCCGAGACGAGAGTAATCGAACCTCCGGCGACGAAAACTTTAACCATGCCCTCCGGCTCAATTTTTAAAAGCGCCTTAACGAAGAGATCGGAGATTATGACGTTTTCGTTCGATATTTTCGTTCCGGCATAGACCGCAAATCGCCGCGCGTCCGTTGCGCTGAAATCACCTCCGTTGATATTGATTCCCATGAGCGCATAACGCGAACTATCGACGCAAATCGCGTGGCTAACCATCCTGAATGGTTTCAAAATATCTTCGGCCTCGCATTCGACTGCCTCGCCATGCTTTTCTAAAGGTGGAGGGAATTCTTCGGCGGGAAGAGTCTCTAATTCCGCCACGACTTCGCCTGACTTAAATTCGATAACTCCCTTTTGCTGCTCGATCGAGATTGTGGCCGCCTGCATTCTTCCGACAAGTTGCGAGAGAAGCGAGAAGGGCGCCGTCGTAGCTCCCTCTTTTTTTACTTTCGCGGGAAGCTTTTGGGTGACGTAAATATCAAGATTGGTAGTCGAAAGAGTGATCCCTTGTCCCTTGGCTTCGATCTTGATGTTGCCGAGAATCGGCAAGCTTATTTTGGCGCCCATCGTCGCGGATCCGGCAATTCGTAAGGCCGCGTCCAACGTTTTTGTTTCGATTGTGAATTTCATTTGTATTTTTCTTTCCAGGCGAATCCCGCCTTGAATCGGATGGCATCTTGCCGGGCTCTTTTCATTGAGTTTTCTGCTCGCGTCAGCGCTTGGATATTTTTGGGTGTGTATCCTTTTTTGTTGTCGATCCTATCGACCGTAAGACAGTCCCGGCTGTTTCCAGTTCGGTTGAGATACGAAGTCGCAATCGCGAAGAAACGGAACGCGCGAAGACTGAGAGTAAATCGAATACCCCGGCTCTTGGCGTGGTCCTTGAGTGCCCGCCATGCAGCCCACATCGGATTTGCTGCGCGTTTGCGTCTTGCATCGCACTTGTAGCATCGACGGCGATCTTTACGTCTCGCATTTTTACATCTTGGTTCGCAGCAGAGTTCGGGCGGTCCATTTTTCACACGTCATCTAGGGTGATTTGCGGCGCATTCGTAAGCGCATCCCGGCAATTCGCTATCGCTTGCCGGTAATAGGAAGATTTCAACTCAACTCCAATCGCCCTTCGTTGATTAATTAGCGCACCGTAAACTTCCGAACCTACTCCTGCGAACGGCGTGAGGATGACTTCGCCCGGATTAGAACGAAGGATTATTGTGCGCTCAATTACATCGAGTTGAAGGGGATGCACATGACGCTCGTCATCCGGGTCGCCAGCTTCTTTATATGGCAGCACTCGACCAATTCGAACGTCATCCCAGAATGCACTCGCGTATTGTCGCCAAATCCAATGAGAAAGGCGGTTTTCGGTTTGCTTTCCAGTCCACCCTCGGTAGGCAACGAGATCGTTCGGGATCTGACGTTCCCCGACATATTCCGATAACCCTTGTTCGTGAGTGACAGGGGCAGCGTTGGTCCCTTTTTTTCTGAACAACAAAAGGTAATCGGCGCTCGCGCAATCACACAGACTTGAATCTTCTACGATTTGTCGATGAGCTAATCCTTTCGCCATTGTTCGGTTTCGCACGCCGAGAGGTTCTTTCCAGACGTGATATCGGGCGCAGTAAGTGAAACCAAGTTTTTCATGGGCGCGGATTATGTCTCCTGGAAAATCCGTTAGTCCTCCGGCCAGATTCGCGCCCGCCCTTGGAATGTCCATGCAATGAACCGCCGTGCATCGACCCGGCTTAGTCAGTCGCAAAATCTCTTTTAAGAGAAATCCGTAGTGCTGGAAAAACTCTTTGTAATCCCGGCAATTCGACATGTCGCGCTCTGAACTGGAATAATTGTAGAGCCCGCAAAATGGCGGCGAATAAATACTGAGGTCGATTGAGTCTTTAGGAAGCGTTGGCAAAACCTCAAGACAGTCTCCATTGTAGAGTGCGAATTGATCGTGGATGAGTTGATCTATGACAGCCATGTAGGGATTTTCTGTTTCTTAACGTGATTGTTGATCGCCTTGATGTTCAACTCCTGGCCCATAAGCGAAACGATTTGATCGAACATTTTCGAGGCTGCTTCTGATTTTCTTTCGAGGTTCGCCAGCACACTTGCTTCGCCATCGGAACTAATGACATCAACTACCACTTTCTTTTTCTGTCCGAACCGCCACGACCTGCGCACGGCTTGATACCATTGCTCGAAACTATGTGACGGAAAAAATGTTTGCCGCGCACAATGCTGGAAGTTCAACCCAAATCCGGCGATCGTTGGCTTAGTTATTAGGACGCGCAATTTGCCTGCCTGAAATGCGGCGAATACTTCCTCTTTTCTTTCGTCTGAATCGTCGCCTGATAGTTGTTCTGAATCAGGAATGAGTTTCGCGAGGAGATCTCCTTCTGAATTCAAGTGGCACCAAGCAAGTGATGATTCGCCGCAAGTGTTATGGATCTCAGCAGTAAGTTCGCATCGCTCGTTTAATGTGCGGCGCCGTTCAGATCTCTGCTCCGCCAATCCGCAAGCCGGAAGCGTGAATAAATACTCGTCAGGAGGCGTCTCTGTTTTCACAACGTGCTGCCGTGTCTCTAGGGGTGGAAGTTGAAAATCCCCGTCATTAAACCCCATGTCAGAGGGTTTACGCAGGGCGCGCGACCAGCTGCAAATCCAGCGCCAAAAATCCCTCTCGGCGTGTCCCCGGAACCGGAACTTTCCTACGAATGATTCCGGGCCACTGAATCGCGTGCGACCACTTGCGCCGCCGCCCTGAGCATAAGAATCATCATTCGCTTTGAAGAACCTCTGTAACATTTCTATATGTCCGAGCTCTCCAACTGCTTCACTGGACGTCCCTAATTCAATGTAATCGTTAGGGGCCGCGGTCGCCGTGCAAAGGAGTCTGTATTTCTGAGTCCGCATAAACTCCGTGATCGCGGCGCGTGTCGCCCCGTCAAAGTTTTTTAAGATCGAGGATTCATCACAAACAACTCCAACGAAATGCCGCGCATCGAAGTAATGTAGACGCTCGTAATTCGTAACGATGATTTTTGCTCCTGATGGAAACTTTCCATTTGAACTCTTGATCGCTTCAATGCCGAATTTCTCTCCTTCCGTCACTGTCTGATGACCCACCGCTAGCGGAGTGATTACCAAGACTGGCCCATTTTCCTTACGAATAACATTCTCCGCCCAGGCAAGTTGGATGAGAGTTTTTCCAAGACCGCAATCAGCGAAGATCGCGCCCCTACCTTTCTCGACCGACCACTCAATAAGAGCCTTCTGGAAATCAAAAACACGATCAGGAATGAACGTGGGCTTGAATCCGAATTGCCCGCTTAGTTGCGTTTTGTTTTTAAGAAAATTGTGATACTCCATTTTATCCCTGAATCCGAGGAACCCCACTCTCGCAACCTTATAATTTCGCGAGCGCTAAAGTCACTGCCTTGAAAAGCCGCTCATCTTTTTTACTCGGAGGATTTCCCCAGCGCGTTCCCTCACCATCTCCGAAGTGATTTTTCAGCCAGGCTAGGATTTTGGGATGAATCTCGCCTACTTTTTTCTCGAACATCTCACCTTCTGCTTTTCCGATATGACAGATGACTTCATTGAAGTTTTCTTCCGTGACTGGACCTGTCGCAACAGATATATCCTCATCGGGAGGCAGGATTGCATTTGCTTCAATGATCTTAGCGGTTCGGTTTTCGGTAACTTGACGAACCCGATCCTCGGGAGTCATCGCGTCGTTAAAACCAGCGCCTTCAATTTCAGTCTCATCAAACATACCGAGCCCGCAGATACTTAACGTCACGCGCCTCTTGGCTTTGGTCTCAGCTTTCATTATGGCGTTAGCACGAGCTTCGCCGGACGACGGGAGAAATACCGCCCCGATCGATTCGTCATCTCGGCCACTTGCCATTTCCGCCCGAGCTACAACCGTGAAAACGCCATCGATAGTCTCCCGGCTCATCACGCGAATGGAAATCCCGTAGATCCGTCTCAGTTGATCGGTGCAATCCTTGCGAGCATAGAGCGTTAGTTTCCCATTAAGCATAATGTATTCAAAAGGCTTGGTCAGCGGATTGAGATTGAGTGCTTTGCAAACTGATTCGTAATAGCTCAATCGTTGCGGAGGCGTGAGTGAAGCAAGATCGCCAGTCAACAGAACCTTTTCCATCACCTCCGGCGAGGGCGGTTGATATAAGGGAGGACGAATGCTCGTCGACAGCAATGAACCGCCGGTAAGTTCATCGTCAGGAATGAGAAGTCGTGCGAGCCAGTTTTTTTTCATCGTTTTATTCATCGAACCATTCTTCTCGCGTAAGCGGTTGCACCGATATAAGGCGCACGAAACCTTGCTTGTATTCCCCGGCCTTCATTGCCTGCGCGCGGGCCGGTGTCTTCGCTCGGAACGTGTGAGTCTCGACGATCGCTCCGCGGATTATCCGTTCTACCGTCACGCGAAAACCGTATGGAGTTATAATTTTATCGGACATGACTTCGTAAATCCTCAAAAATTCGCATCCCAGGAGGCTTAGCTATTCTCGATCCTTTTTCGTCCGGCAACTCTTCCGGGAATTGCGCTAGGTGGAAAATTCCCTTTGCGTCAGGCTTGTTCAGTTCTTCAAGAATCTCGCGGCGTTTAAGCTTCAATGTTTCAGTCTCCGGGTTCCACGAAAAGAATTGCGGATACGCCTGGCAGAAAATAATCGCATCCTCAATTTGAAAATTCAGCCGCTCGCGAACGACCAATCCTTTGGGTTTTGAAATTGTGATCGAAGCGGAAAGCTCGCTAGATAAGGTTTTATCCAAAGCGACCGCCTCAAGTTCGGAGGCTTGCTCTTTTAACGCAGGATCGCTTGTGCGCTGAGCTTCTTCGCGGAGTTTCTCGGCTTCAAGTTTAAGCCGTTCGGCTTCCGCTTGATCGCGAATTACTTTTTCTTCCTCTTCGCGTTTCAATCTAAGTTGCGTTTTCTGATGGTGATTAATGTGACCCTGCAATCTCATTTCTTCACGGTCTATTTCTTGGAGAAAATCGGCGGCGATTGCATCGATCTTTTTCCCGAGTTCAAGAACGGGAGCTTTGACTGATTTTCGCGTTGTCTCCATGCCGTTGCGGATGGCTTTAAGGTCACGGAGAATCATGACGGCCAGGAATTGTTCCTGCTCGGTCTCGACTTTCTTGATTGGGATGGACCGCTCCAGAGCCAGCTTCCTTAAAGCAAAAGCTTCTGGCGTAATCTCCGGCGAGCCGGAGAAATTGCGAAGGACTAACGGGGAAGCGTTACCGCTCATATCGCGTTCTATTTCCCCTCCGTGCCGGAAACATCGGGAGTGTTAACATACTGTGCATTTTCTGGCAGGTCATTTTCTGCGATAACCCGGAGAGTCGTAGAGCTTCCGTCGTAGGAAGCGGGATAGTCGCAATCAGTATCGTCAAAGAAGGCATTGAGCGCGACGCGTGATTAACCAGAAAGGCTAAGGTCAGCCATTTGAAGAAAGCGAATTGCTCCGGCGTCATTATGATTTCTCCCTTTCGTTACCTCTCTTGCGCCCGCTTTTTAATGCGGCCACGAATCGGGTTTTAAGGTCTTCCATTCCTTGAATCCTCTCACAATCACACCGGACCCGACAAGAAGAATCTTCGCTAATTTTAGCTAATAATCACCAGGGAAGATATTCCAGAGGTGAGCGGGAGCGAGAAGTCCCAAGGCGCGAGCTCGCGTTGGGTGATCGTGCGGCCAGGATCGGCAAGGACGACAGAAACCTTTCCAGAATCGAACATAACAAAGGAGTCGTCCGATGCGTCCGAAAATATGATGAATCTCTACGGATTGGTTGCGCAGGATGTTTTCGCCCGCTTCGCGCCTCGCCGTGCAACAAGCGCACCATTTATTTTCAGGCAGCGCCAGAAATACCGCCGACAGCTTCCGGTATTTTGCCTGTTCAGCTTTCAGTCCCTTGCTCTTACTTTTGAGCGGAGAGCGTTTCAGTAATCGAAAGGTTCGCTTCCGATTGTGCGGTCGTTGAGGCGACTCGGACGATAAATCTCGCGCAAGTAATTGATGATCGCTCGGAGACAGCGGAGAGCGAACGCGCGAACCCATTTCACAATGCTTAAAGCGAAAACTTAATTGCTAGAAAGCTGCTAGAAACCCTTCAAATTCCTCCACCGCGTCCCGCGAGAGCCACGGGTTGATTTCACGCCTCGCCACGGGGCCATTGTGTTTGGTAGTGAACCGGAGAAGCCTGGCCGCGAACTCGATTGCAAATTTGTGGTTCGCTTTCATCTCGACGATGAATTTTCGGCAGTCGAAACCATTATGATATCGGGAGGCGAACGGCCCAGCGAATTTGCCGATTGTTGCGACAACAAACTGCGAAAGGCTTTTGTCAAAATCTGTGGCGTTTGCTGATACCTGGAAAATGCCCGTCTCCTCGGTCCACGGCGTGCCGCTGGTCGAATTAGTGATATCCCGGCCCTCATTCCAATGCCAGCTACTCTCAAAGCCCGCCAAGACGCGCAGAACTTCCAACATCGCGGCCTTCCGATGAAAGATTCCAGTCCAAGGACCGAGCTGGTTTTTCACGCTTCCGTAAATGTCGGCCTTGTCGTTCGGCGCGAAGATTTCATCGGGCGCCTGCCGTCCCCACTCGATCAGCTCATCGAGAAATGAATCGGGCGGGATGCCGCGGGTGTAGACGGCAGCTTTGAGAGCGTCATACTTTGTTTCAGTCATTGCCGAAAAGCTCTCCCTGAGCCGCTAGAAAGGACTGCGTGCGTTGAGGCCTTAATTCAACGCGCGCCAACCTTGCCGGACGTTACCGCTTCGGCACGGCTCAAGGAGAAAGCGTTTATACGCGGTTATTTCGGCACTGGCGCATCCGCCGTCAAGCCGAGATTCGTCGCCAGCGGATGACTGACGTGGCACTCGATCGTGTCGGTGATGGTCTGGACGCCCGTCCCTGGGTCCGCGTCGGCGGAGAGACCAACGTGGCTGACCACGTCAGGTGCGCCGCTGATAACGTTAGCCGAGAGACCGTCAGCCGCGACATCCAATGTCACGTCGCCATCGATGACAGTCCACACGGGAACACCGTCAACTGGCGCGGGCTGCGGTGGCACCTCGTCATCAATTGGAGCGAGATGGACTTTTACTTTTTGCGTACTAGTGAAGTTAAGAATCACTGTGTTTGTTTTCCTTCCTTTGTTGGTTGTTGGCCCGATCGTAAATTGGAATCTCTCGAACCTATTGCCGGCCGGCTGTCCCAAAATCGTTAGAGCCAGTTTAATTATCTGCCACAGCAATTGCTGAAAGCTGCTGCTGATGACTGGTTGTTCCGGTTGCTCTTTCACGGCGCCGGGTCAGGCTCTTCCTGCCACGCCGGATCAGTTTTCCAGGCAGCTACTTGCGCCTTGACTGCCGCCCATTCCTCCTCTGTGTATTCGCCTCTTTCGCGAAAGATTGAGACCTGTTGCGCGGCCAGTGGGAGAAGGTCGAGAAGCCCCTTCAAAATTAGTAATGCTGTTGCTGGGTCCAAAATTTTCCTCCTGTTAAATGTTTATGGAATGGCTACTATTTGATTTATGGACGTGAAGTTGCGATTCTTGAAATATGTTCATATAACAGACCGCTGCTGGAAATGGATTGGCTGCACGAACGAAAATGGATACGGGACGTTCAGTTATCTGGGAAAAAATAGGCTGGCGCATCGAGTCAGCTATATGATCTATATTGGGGAAATTCCAATCGGACAAAACGTTTGCCACACCTGCGACAACATTTTTTGCGTGCGCCCGGATCATTTCTTTCTCGGCACAAACGGGGACAACACTCACGATATGATGGCCAAAGGGCGTGCTCGTTTTTTGCGCGGGCAAGCCCATGGAAACGCCAAGTTGAACGACGATAAAATACGAAACATACGCGAGCAGCACGCTGGCGGGGAATCGTTGGCTGCCCTGGCGCGTCACTACATGGTCGCACCGACAACCATTAGAGCTATTATTCTTAATAAGCACTGGCGTCACGTTAAGGGACGATTTTTGTCTGTCCGTATTTGACCGAGATTGCTGGGTCGATTGATCTGACTTGCGGGTCGAGAAAATATTGCGTGATTTGATTGGCTAACTCTTGCAAGACGGCGATCGCAGTTGCCATGTTCGCTTTGTTTTCCGGAGTGCGGGCATTTTTGTAAGCGTCGATCATGGCGATTGCGCTATTAACCCATTTCGCGGCGTTGGGCTCGCAAGTGTCGCATGTTTTATGTCTGAGCTTATCAGCCGTTTGCTTGATGCCATGATTGATTTTCCAGAGTTGGTCCCGGTTCGCCTTTTCAAATTGAATAAAGGCGTTGAAATCAACCGCGGCGGCGTGCGTCACCTGTTGGGCTTTGGCGACTTCGGTCGTGCCGCAGCCCTGAAAGAAAAACCCGGATGCGATGAGAAGCGGAAGAATGCTGATGCGAAGTGTTTTCATGAATTTGCCTGCTTTCTCTGCTCGGGAGTCACCGAAGCGTCGCCCGATTGAACGGAAGCCTTGACGGTCGCATCGACTAAGCTCTGCGTGCCAGGATCAGCAACGGCACCGCTTGAAGTCTGTTGCACCATTCCGCCAGTGACGCTTTTATCTTTCTGGCGGATCGCGTTCCAGCCGAGAAGTGCAAGGGAAGCAATTGCCGCAATTTTTGAAACCCAAGGCTTATACGCCAAGGGAATGATTAAAGCGATCCCGCCTTGATCGTAAGAGAGAGTGGAGAGCCAGGCGATGAATGCCATCACGACGCCGCCGATTCCAGAAACCGAAGTTTTCCAATTGGCTGGGAGTTTCATTGCGCTTTGACCTTTCAGTTAATAACGAGAATGAGAAAAAGCAAGCACGAAATTTTACTATTGGACTGATTTTAGTCGAGCGCGACTCCGATGAGGGATCTTGTTCATTTATTCTGCTCTTTGGACTCCATTCGGGTTGGACGGATGGCGTCCAAAACCAAACTATTCTTTGTGCTGTGACCCGGGAAGGATGGTCGCGCGGATGCGACTTAACCAATCAATCACGACCGTGGTGATCGGACGGATGGTGGGTGCCTCCTTGCGTTGGGCGTCAGCCGAGACGCTGACTGGAGCTGAGGTCGGCCCTTCCTTGCGTTGAGCTCCGTAGCTGTTCACTGCCTGTAATGTAAGTGCGATTCCAAAAAGGAATGCGATGACGAGTTTTCTGTTCATTGGTTTTATTGGGTTCTTAACTACGCAGATTCCGCTGCTTCGGTTGACGGTTCTCCCGTCGAAAACTGTTGGGCATGTCATCATTTTTTCACAAATAGCTCCGCGAGTGCAAGAATTAAACCGAAAAGCGCCAGCCCGGCCATAATGAAAAGCCCGATGATCCATTCACTCCTGGCTCGGCGTTCGACAACAACCTCCTGGCGTCCGCCGCTTTTGCTTCGGTCCTCACGCAACATTCCGATTTCCTTTTTCAGACTTTCGATTTTTTCGTCGTAGGCTTCGAATTTCGTGACAGCTTCAAGCCTTGGGAGAAGTGTAGCGGCTTGGTCACTCAATGTGCCGCGGAATTCGTTAACGGCGTCGAACCTTTTCTCAGTCGCCGTCTCTGCCTTGGTAATAGCTTCCTTGCTCGCAGTCAGAGCTAATGTCGTCTTTTCGTCCTGCGCTTTGAAGCGATCCTCATAACGCCGGTCACGCTCCTCGAGAAACGCTTCCAGTCTATCCAGCCATAGCGTAAAGTACGCTGCAATGTCGATATTGCTTGAACCGCAAACGCGTCCCGGTTTACTGGTCTGACTGCCTTCGCCACTCATGCGGCGATCTTTAACGGTTCCTTATTCCAGGTTGTCCATCTACTTCCAATCCGCGGCTGCGGATTGCGCGCCTGATGAAGACGGTTCGCATCTCCAATTCGTCGCCTGGACTGCGCGGTGTGATGCTTGCCTATGCGCGCGAGACTCATTTTCCGTTTGGTCTCTGCGTCAATCCTGAACCCCGGTTTGCGCCCGAGCGCCTGCCGATTTGGATGCGGTCGACTTTCGCACCAGCCTCGATGATTACCGGGCCGGCCGCACTCGCAAAGACAAACTTTCTCGATTGCTCGGCGCACCTTGGCGGCCGTTGCAAGAGAACTACGGAAACGTCTGACCACCTCCGAGTCGGTGACACCGGTCAGAATCAATTTCATCATCTCGATTGCCCTGCCAGGATTACGGAATTGGCCCGAGCGCACGGTCAAGACTTCTGCGCCCTCTTCTACTTGCGATCGGACCACGTTCATCGCTCCGTAGCGGACGAATTGTCGCAGAACTTTTTTGTAGGTGCTCACGAAATCACCGAAAGCGTGCCCGTCACCACCATTGTCCGGGTGGAGTTCTCGTATCCGGTCCCGTGCTTCACTCTGGAGTTCGCGGTAGAGGACAGCCAGATGCTCCTTGTTTGCTTGCCAAAAATCCTGGCCCGCCATTTGTCGATATGGAATCCCAAGAGAGTCGAGCAATGCGCTTACTCGCTGTGATCGGTTGCCGTAGTGCCACCGTGATTTCACCAGTTCGTTCATCACATCTTTACGATTATCGGAACCGACTTCGGGCTCTCGACAGCGTTGAACGCAGTAACGGCATAGACGTGAATACTGCCGCTCAGGCCAGTCACCGAAAAGCCTGGGACGGCCGCGCTGCCGATGTTCCGCCAATAGGCAGGCGTTGTCCCGATTCGCGGCATCACCTCGTAAACCCGGTATGCCGTAATGTGTTCAGCCGGCGGGTTGGCGTTCCACGTCAATTGCTTCGTCGAATTGGTCGCCGCGATGGACCTACTCTGGCGCGTGGCAATCGCAGGCTTCGAGGTAGCCACGGGCTTGTTTTTAATCCCTACCGGAGACGCGCAAGACGCTAATAAAAGTGAGCAGATTAATGCTCCGAAAATTCTCACAGGCTGTATTTTGACATCAAATATCCTTCAACAAGCGCACGATTTGTCGGGGAAAGAACGCTGTCGTAAACAATTACTTCAGCAAAGTCGGCGTTCAGGAATGAAGTGTTGTCGCCTTGCCCCCCAATGGCGCTGAAGGTCGGCGGTCCGCCATAACCTTTGCTCGCGCTTGAGCCTTTAAGGACTCCGTTGCGATAAATCTTGGCACCGTCTGCCGTGGAACTGGTGAGTTCAAGCAGGTTAAATGTATCCGTAACCAAGTTCTCTCCAGAATCCAGGGAGGAGCTGAAAACGATGTCCAGTGACCCCCAACTTGAACTGTGGTTTGTGTCGGCCCAAAGAAGAAGTCCTCCGGTTGCACCACCTTGACTGCAGATAACGATCGTCTGCTCTCCCGGAGTGGATTTAGTCGCTATCACCACGAAGGCACTGCCTGCTGTTTCAGAGAGAGTGTTGGTTATCTGTAATATGTCATCAGAGCCATCAAATCTGACGACCGGTAATCCGTTGACTTGAGATGTTCTGAACGTTGGCCGTTTCCCGGTCGTGCCCTGCGTCGCGTCGTTAGACGTGCCGCTGTTGTCCGTCCAGGTTGCCACCGGATCAGTGTTACTTAGTCCCAAACTGTCGGCTTTAAGCCATAGCTCTAATCCAGATAGACTTGAAGGTGAAAATGGAGTTGGAGAAGGAGTTGGAGTCGGAGTTGGAGTTGGAGTTGCACTCGGCGTCGGCGTCGGGCTGGCCGTCGGCGTCGGGCTCACAGTTGGCGTCGGGCTCACGGTCGGTGTCGGCGTCGGCGTCGGGCTCACGGTTGGCGTGGGTGTCGGCGTTCCGGTTGGCCCTGGAGTTCCAGTAGGAGTCGGGGTTGGACCCGCGACTGCGACTGACAAATTCGCGATAACGCGTCCGCTGATAATTGAGCCGAATTTTTCGAATATCCAGAGATCGGTTTTAGCGCCCGTTGTTTGCACTGGCTGAACTCCTCCAGGCCAGATGATTCCCGCCGGCCAGGTTACAGTGAAATTGCTCGCCGTGTTTGTGAGATAAACATGAATCAGGAGCTTGGTGTCGCTCGTCTGAGAGAAAGTGAACGTGCTGTTTGCTGAAAGCGTTTTGGAATAGACGTGCGACTTGGACCAATCTACGTCAAGCGCAGGAATCGCGAACGTGGTCTGAAAACTCGCGGTTTTTTTGACAAACAGATTGTCGATCCGCGAATCCGCCGAATGAAGCGGACCGACTGCGACAAAAAAGAGAAAGAGAAAGAGAAGTTTTTTCATATCGCAACGGCCATCCAGTTAAGCTTGTATCCGGTAGCGGGAACTTCCGCGCTGAGTTCGTAATCGAATCCTGTCTCTGTCACGGCGTCGTCTTTGACTGTGGCGAAAATATTATCTCCGCCCGCTGGTTTTGCGACAACTGCCACAACGTCAACGTTCGCGCCAGCCGTAAACGCAGTTCCGAAAACAACCGAGCCGGTATCAGTCCCGTTGGTGATTGCTTGTTTTCCAGAGCGGACGTTCAGAACGATATCTTCCGGAACGGCAACCGGGCTCGTGTCTCCGTCTCTGACGACATCGTTGACGTATTCGAAAACGAACGTCTGGCTCTCTATTGTTTTCCCGCCGGCGACATATTGCATCGCCGCCATCAAATTCACGGACGATCCATCATTATCGATTCGGCGAACTTTATGCGTGCCGCTTCCGTCGGTTGTGATGTTGACGGCTGATCCTCCAGAGGTGAGAGAAACTTTGAACGTATTTGCCGTCGAGTTGATGACGAAATAATCCTGATTCTCCAGGAGTCCCGCGGGCAACGTCCCGTCGGTGGAAAATTGAACCTTGTTGGTATCGGATAGCCCGTGCGCCGTGGCATTAAAAGTATCACTCGCGTTCGTCGCCGTGACTGTGATTGGATTGTCGACCCCGAGAAGTAAATCCCCGGAAGCATTTTGGAGGTCGAGGGTGAAAGTGTAAATCGTGTCAACGCCGGTCCCGGTTTTCACCCACGATGCAGCCCGGAAGATAGCGTTCGCGTCGTATTTTCCGGTTTCTTTGACTTCAAAAATCCCGCTGGCTCCTGCGACGAGTTCCTGTGGCGTTACCCCTCTCAGGAACTGAATCTCAATCTCCGAGTTCGGCGAGCGTTTTTGCTCTATCGAGAGAAGTTCCTGCGTTGTCCCGGGCCCGAGCACGAACTTTTGCAGATCAATGTCGAAAAATAACCTCACAGCTCGATTCTCATTTCGCGCTAATGAGTCTCACTTTCGAGAGGAAAAGGCAATCCGCATTTTCGGCCTCGAAGGAAGCGGTTTCCGTGGACTGCGCGGCATCGGTTGTGCTGTAATGGGATACATGAAAACATCTGAAAATATGAATAGGGCGTTACAATCAGCCGGGGCACTCCTTAATGACTTAGTTTCCGCTCATCGCGATGCAATAAATGACGGAGATGGAATGGCGGAAATTCTCCTGCTGAATAAAATCAGTCAGGCGAGCGAATTGAAAAGCGCGATTATGCGAATGGCTAGCACTATTAAACCCTAGGGAATAATTTGGCACGCAACTCGCTAATACAATACCTATGAAAACAACATGGATAATCGGAATCACCCTCGCAACGGCGCTATATTGCGTCCTTTCGTTTCTCGTTAATTCGCTCGGGCTGTAATCATGCAAGACGCAACCTTAAATCCAATCCCACTGCGTTACGACGGAATAATGCTGGGATTGCACCAGTTCACAGAAATCGATCCATCAGTCGCGAGTTACGGAGCTTCGTTCTACCTTGATACACTCGATCCGGTTGCGGTGGCGAAACGCCGGGAAGAAAAACGGATTCAGTTTGCCTCCGCGGCACGTTCTTAGGTGTTATCGTTCGCGGTCCGCAGGCCGGTCGCAGTATCCCAGACTGGTTGTCCGGCTAAATTCTTGAATGGATAAAACTCAATCGGCGTGACGGTGAAAGAAGTGAACGTGGGCATAGTATGGGCTGTGTTGTGCGCCCAGAACATCGGGATAGCGAAGCCATCAACGATAAAAGAAGACCCGCTTGATTCTACTGTCCATCCAGGACTGGCGAGATGATGCCCGCTATCGGTGCTAAAAGAATCGTGCAGAAATTCCAGGGTGATTTCCAAGGGCGGGAGAAATTTCGTGGTAGCGAAATTGTAGAGATGCACCCCTTGATCCTGTTGCCGGCGCAGGATTGCCACACCGGAGCCGAATATGTCTGCAAAAATGCCTGGCCCGAAAGACAGTGGAATGTCCGTTTTTTGGTGAATCAGGTGCTCGTCTTCTATATCGTTTCCTAGTCCATCTTTTCTGGTTATAAAGGTTGGATCTGTGTGGAAATCCGGCCAATCGACCTGCCATTGCCTTACAAGCCACATCCAGCGCATGTAAGTGTCCAGTGGAATTTCGACCGGATTCCACCGATAAACAGGCGGGTCGAGGAGTGCTTTATCGGAAACAAACGCCCAGGCGTGATCAATGCCTTTTCGGTTCCCCGTGATCGCCGCGACGCGATCGCTCACGGTAGAACTGTTGGTGGCGCGCTTTGGACAAGATGATAGAGCGCGCCCTGTCCATTCAAAGCGCCATAGATATCAGCGCTCGTGCCCGCGGCGCTGCCGCCGCCGCCGGACTGAGTAGAGCTAGAATTAGCGGATGTATCAGCACCGATCAGCAAGCCATCCGGATCCTCTGTAACGGTAATTCCACAATCAGCCCGTGGACAACGTAAATTAATCGCCTCTTCAACTTCTTTAAAAATATCGCGAAGCTTTTTCGGTCCCCATTTTTTTCCTTCTGTAACGAATTTTGGAAGAGACATAGAAGTGTTATGGTGTAAGCGGATTACCTAACTCAATACGCACGGTGTCCTCGCACTCAAAAAAAGGCGTCCCGATGACCTGTCTTGATGAATAGGAAACTACTTGTTCGTTTTCTACCGGGGTGAGGCCGAATCTGACTTCAAAATCCGCCCCGAATGTCGAGCCATCAGAAGTAACAATACGCCGATTTATAATCTGCGGATCAAAGGGAAAATTCACAGTCGAATATCGAGGGGCGGATGACCGTCCGATAGAGATGTAACGATATCGCGTTTGAGCGGTCCGATAGGTGAACTCCATAACGGCGCTGGTGCAGAACTTCTGGAAAGTCCATTGCACCATCGTTCCGTATTCTCCCGGACCAGGCGTAGCGGTTCCGAACTGGCCCAGCACACCCGTTGCGTAAAGCCTGCCTTTCCCGTCATTCTCAGATGAATAATCGGCGGAACGGACGCCTTTTGAGAGGACGATTTCAGTCTGCGCATCGGGAACTGGAGTGCCATTAGTTAGCAGACCTTTGTAGTTAAGCGTGACTGTTGCAATGTCCGGGTTGTCATCCGGCTCCCAGGTCTGCAAATAGTAGCCTTCGAATATTTGTCCTTGCGCGAGTGTCGCAATGAAAGCGTCCAATAAACTCCGTGCGCCTGACATTTTCCGGGTGAGCGTGTCCATGCCCCATTCGCTCTTCCCTTTGGCGGGCTCGTAGAGATCCTCAAATGTTGCGCGTCCTAGAATTGCGAGACTCATGGAGTTAACCAAGCTTGACTGACGATGGTCTTTATCTCGTTAAGGACTTTCACGACTGCCGGATCTGTTGCTTTCCCCATTGGAGACTCGCCGCGTAGGGCTGCGGATTGCGCAAGGCTTCCAAAACTTCCGGCGTTCTCGGTCTCCTTTGATCGCTCTGCGATGGTCCCAAATCCGCCTTGGTCAGACTCCCAGTTTCGCGCTGCGGTTGTTCCAAAAGCGAAAGGATTTCCGGCTTCTTGCGGATTCGCGGCTCGAATCTCGTTTTCTTTTTCTCCCCTTTTTTCTACGAGGATTCTTTTCCGCATCGGATCTGTTTCCCCAGCAATTTGTTGATCGAGGTCTTTCAGTTCTAGGCCTGCTCTGACCTTTCTTTGATCTTCGGGTTTCAATCCGAGCCGGGTTAGCCGCGTCATCTTCTCTTCTATGGCCAGTGAACGCTCCTTTGATTCCTCACGTTTATTCTCCACTGCCAGCGCGACACCGCCTTGAGTCTGTGCGGCCTTATCTGCAATTTGAAAAGCAACGTGAGTTAACCCTTGTTGTTTCAGTTCGGCCCTCTTTTGCTCCGTCTCGGCCATTATCATTCCAATTCTTGCAGCATGTTCGTCTCCGAAAAGTTCCTGAGATTTTAGGTCAACAAGCTTCTGGGCTAATTGCGCCCGAGATTTCATAATCTCTTTATTTTCAGAGGAGGCTTTGCTGAGATCGGTTTCAACGCCGAGTCTTTCCTTGCCGGTAGTTTTTGAAAAATTCGCTACTCCGGGAGCATTCATTAGCGATTCAAACGTCTCTTTAAGTTCGCTCCCGAAACGATGCTGTGATTGCTCTGTTAAATCCGCTGCGAGTTTTTGACGCCTCTCCAGGGCTTGACTCATACCCGATTCAGACAGACCAACTACTCCCGAAACCGGGCGTTTAATCATCTCCTCCTCTAACGCCTCGTGTGCTTTGCGGGTGGCGACGATCTGCTCCCGGAATTTCTCGAAGATCGCAACCCCGGCTCCAATCGCGACACCAGCCGCCAGTCCAAGTCCGGTCATCCGGCTCGTGATATCCTGAATCCCGCCTGCAATATCACCACTCGCGAAAGCTTGGAGTGATCCGCTGATCGCTCTTTCCGCTCGCATGTTCGGGCTTCGTTTGAAGATGGAAGCAAATTTATTCTGAACGTTTGCCGCGCCTTTCGACGCGATATTCTCTGCGTCACGCATCCCGGCAATAAGAGGAGAGTTTGACCAGCCGAATTCACCTTGGATCGTGCCTGCGTTCATAAAATCCTTATCCCGGGATATTTCTTCGCAATCTTCGCGATGTCGTCAAAAGTTCCTTTTGCCATCTGCGTTATGAAGAATTTATACCGTCCATCAATGGCCGCTTGCAATGCTCGACTTCCACCGATCCGGTTGACGGTTGGTTGAGAGTTCTGAAAAGCGATCTGCAATTTGCCGTTCTGTCTCGCAAGCCGCACGCGGGTATTTTCTGGATGCTCCTTCCCGCTGCTCGGCACGGCAGAAGCGACGTAGCCGGGATAATTAATTGAGAGTCCGAGGCGATTGGCGATGTCCAGCCAGCTCTTGCGTGCGAGCCCGCGAGCTTTCAACTTTGCCGCGAGTGAAACTTTCCGCCGCGCCGACATCAACGCCCAGAGATTATCCGGGTAACGGTTGCGCAAAAAGTAGGCGATGAATCCGTTTTTCGTAACGTTTACTCCAGCGCGGCCGCCCTTCGGAGAATAAAGGCTCTCCGGTTGCATGGAGAATTGAGATTTCTCGGAAGTGGCGCGAATACTTGAAACGGTCGCCGCTTTCGTGTTCGTGATCGTCTTTTCCAGAATCTTCCCGACTTCGTGAGTTAAGACTTCCTCATTGGGAACACCAGCCTTGCGTGCGATCTCCCGCACCATTGCGTTGAATTTACTGGTATCGACTGCGACTCTCATTGGATAATTTTGTTCAGAGAATTGGAATTCACGCCGAGAACTTTCCACTCGATTGCGTGTTTGTCATACCAGATCGATCGAAACTGGTAGCACCGCGCCAGTGGCATTTTCCGCATGATAAATTCTGCATCATGCCCACTTACCTCGGCCACTATCGCGCAGAGATTCGCGAAGTGCGATAATGGCCTTAGCCGTTTCCCGAGTCGTCATCCTCTGTCCCGGCGGATTTTTCAGGCACCGTCACTGAGTCATTGACCTCGCGCTGCATTTCCATGAAAAGCCCAAGGGCGTCCCAAAAGGCTTGTTTATTGGTGTCGTGGATGCCTTGACGTCCCGCCCATTCCGTCGAACGCTTCTTGGCTTCTTTTTCCCCGGCACATTCGGCTTCCAGAACTTGCTCAGGAGTCAAGGAGCACAGCCAGAGAGCCAGCGCCACGTCACGGACGGCGCCGGGATAGATGCCACTCCGCTTGACGGACGCCCAGCCTTCCGTTCCAAGCGCCGGGAAGATCATCCCTAATGACTGCGCCGCGATGCTCCTGTCAGCCGTCCATGGCTCTAATTTGATGCCATTGAGAGTATGTCGCTCGCTCTTTACGAAAGCGTCAGATTTTGGTTTCGGTTTCGCGCTCATAGTTGTATGACTTGGCGCTCATCGCAATATTGTTGCCCGAATCTGAGCGGCCGGAATCCTCTCAGTAAATTCGGAAGCGTTCGAATCACATCCCAAGCATTGGCATATTTACATCTCAGGAGTTTGCCATTCTCCTGAACGAACCAATGCTTCCCGCACGGAGATTCAAATTTCAACCAACTTTTCTGATTATGAATTCGCTTCCATCCCTGCGGCAAATCAGGCTCCTTTGGCGATGACCCGTAGATTATCTTAGGTCCGAATATCATCACGCTCACAATAGTCCCATCTCCTTTTTGATACTGTCCGAGGCGTTGAGTCCAATGACATCAAATCCAGGGCTCGTGACGACTTTTGCGGGAACGCTCTTAGTCCCGCCGCCTTTGTTGTAAACTGATACCGTCGAATCGACCATCGTTGATTTTCCTTTTCGTGGCACTCTCAACATCGGAACCGTTTTCTTCCAATGATTCATGAAATCGCGCCGGGTTTTTAAATTAACGCAGGCCGTTCGCAGGATAAATTCGTCAGCCTGGATTGCTCCATTTTTGAACTGCTCCGCGATTCCAAGAAGAAGAGTCGAAGCTTTTTCTTCCGATTGGTCGATCTGCTTGCACTGCTCTCGATACGCCCTGATGAGTTCGGAGCATCGCGCTGTCAGCCTCAGGCAAAACTTAACATCGCCCTTGGCTTCATCTTTCCAGGCCCGTTGCGCCGCATCCCATAGCGACATCCCGGCGAATTTCGATGGGCGGATTGTTTTTCCAATGTGATCTTTTTCGCCGCCGCCGATCCTGAAAAGGATCTCTTCATCATAAAGATTTATGCAGGGCGTTCGCTCGTCGCATGGATCGCAGCCGGAGGTGAAAAGACAAAAAGCTAGAAGCGCTTCATTTGTCTCAAAGGGCATGTCGCCCGTGTATGGTTCCATAAATAACAACGCGATTTTGGTTCAGGCTGATCGCTGCCTGTTTTTGTTTTTTCTTAAAGCACGAGTCCAGGATTGCTGGAAAGTTTCGCAGAGAACATTTCCCACTCCGCCCTTTGATCTGTGATCGTCACTTCATCAAGTAGCGGAGTGCCGGTGCCGTCGCCGAATCGGGAAATATTGTTAGCCGGGACGCACGCAGTCAAGAATCCCCAGGCCATGACTCCGGTCGCGCCAGTCACTTCACCGTCCACTGTAATGTCTCGCGAAACTTTCGTGGACTTAACCTTGCCACGGACTTCCCCAACATTGTCGAGAATCGGAACGTTGATCTCAAGTTTGTAAACGGTCGTGACCGTCTTGACGGAGATTCCGACTTCGGGCAGCGGAACTCCGTATTGAGCGTTGCCACTGCCTAGAACTGCGACGGCCATATCAGTTCGCCGCTCCCTCTAGTTCCGCGATTGCGGCGCGAATTTCTGCCAGGTGTTTAATCTCGCGATTTTTGACCTCGTTAAAATCATGGCCAGAATGCGACATTTTGTTGGCATCCATCTTTTCGAGCCGTTCGATTTCCGTCACAATAGTCGCCTCGCGCTCTTTCAAATTCGCGAGTTCGGGATTATCGGGAAGGTTCGCGGTCCCACCTGGAACAGTTTTTCCGTCAGCCATAATTAATCGGAGATCAGAGTGTATTCGAGATTGCAAACGGCGACATTCGCTTTCGCGTGGATGGCCGCAGCGTTCCACCGGACAAGAGCGACCTCTCCGGGTTTCAATTTGATGGGGTAGAGAGTGCCGTCGCTGCCGATCGAGATGTAATTGGTCGCATCCAAATTGCGCAACATTACATATCCGATTGTGGCGATGTCGCCGAGATTTAGGACTTCATCGGCTGTTCCGATTGCCTGCACTTCCTTATCTCCCACGGTCCCCGAAACGTCGAAATAACTGCTCGGGAAATTCGTCTCAATGTTCGCCCCGCCTTTGGAAAATTTGAGGGAGGCTTGGATTTGCAATTCAGCGCTCATTTCAAAAATGAGAATAGGTCGTCACGGTTTCGCGTCAATGATAATTTTACGCCGATTTCGCCTGCAATGGAAGCGTCACGGTCCTCTTGCGCAAATCCGAAGTATTTTGCCGGTCGCCGCCCGATTCATCCTTGATAACCAGATCAGATAACCCCGCCGCTGTCGCCATCGCGGCCCGCACTGCGGGGTTTAACGTGCTCTCGTAAACGATTTCATGGATCAGCGCAGCCCCTTTATCTCTCTCGGCCTGACTGGTTCCGATGGGAGAGCGGTATTCGATTGTCATTTCGACATCGTAGCCGCCGAACCCGGCCAAGTTTTTCGCGGTCTGCTTCGCTTGAAAAACTATCGCATTAGATTTCCCGACTGTTTCCTCGTCGAAATGGACAAGTTCTTTCCCGGCGGAACGAGCATCAGCTTTGAAAAGTCGAATGAAGAAGTCCTCACAGCTGAATTCAAGAGAGTTACTCATTCCGATTTAGGTTCCGCTGTAATTACAATCTTTTTGCAGATCGATAGCCTGATTTCATCGACTAATGGAGTGAAAAGAATGATTTTTTCAACCTTACCGTTCCAGAGCGTCATCCAAACATCCTGAACTGCTGCAATCATCCTATTCGCCTCGGTTCAAACTACCCGCAACAATCGTGAAAGTGGCGTCGTTAAATTCAACAATAGTGAGTTGTTCCAAATCCTGATCGCGTGCCTCAACTGAATCGCCTTTTTCCGGTTTAGGAGCGAGTGATTCTTTTGGGATGCAGGACAATCTGAATCCGCCGCTCTCGGCGCGCCCGCCGGAAATCTCAATCTCTTCGGAAGTTATTTCCTCGATGATGCAACGAACGGTTTTACCGGAGATTTTCGCTGTTTGCGGAGAACCTGACACCGCATCATTGACATTAAGTAAGCGATCCCGCGCACTTCGAAACTGATTCATGGCCGGAAATGTTGCCTGGAAATGGGCCGCTCAGATGGAAAAACCGATTGAGCGCGAATCATCCGGCACGTCCTGGCACCCGGTCGATCGATCGTCGCGTAGACTCTCGATGAAGTCCCAAGAAAATGCGGACTTCTTGCGATTCGCCCAAGATCGAATTTGGGATAGAGGATTCGCACCTGGTTCATCAAGAATTGTTTCCTATCCTGACTTTGCTTTCGTGGCAAGCCTTTAAAAAACGGAACGCCCGGACTTAATGAAGGTCCGGGCGTTCAACTGCGCAGCAGCAAAAGAAATTATTTCTTAATGGGCGCGGGCTTTTTCGAATCCGCTTGGTCGTCGCCAGATGCAACGTTCAGTCCGTATTTTTCCCAGTCCGCTTCGGAAATCTCCTGCCCGGCGCGGACCAGAAGAAACTGCGCGGACTTGTGGCCTTCGGGAACTGCTTTGGATCGATCCGCTGTGAGAAAGTAAGTTTTCGGTGCGATCATATTCTTAGTTCGGGGCCTTTGTCCAGGTAGGGTTTCCCTGCGTGCCCGTGTTGATATAGAGCGATGGCGTGACGTTATCGACGAGAAGTTGACCGGTTTTGCAAGTCCGGCATGTTGCGTCAACTCCGGGAGTCGTGGTCGTCAACGTAACAGCGGAAGGCGGAGGAGTTCCCGCGCCCGTTAAATTATTTGATGCAATCGTGAGCGCTGGAAAATCCATCTTCGCATTTTTCCCTGTAAACGTGAGCGTGATCGTCCCGATGCCAGCGGTCATCGTTCCGACTGCCGTTGTGACGCCGCCCACTCCTACAACATTCAAATTTTCCAAGGCAGCATCCACGTTCGCAACTAGGGTGGCATTTGTGGCGCTCCAGGTAATCGCGTTCGTCGTGCGACCGCCCGTAACTGCAATCGTGAACGTCCCTGCCGTTACACCAGTTGCAATTGTTAAGGTGTCAATCTCGCTTGTTCCGTTCGAAGGAACCCCGGCGAATTGATAAACCTGCATATCGCTGGTCGTAGCGTCCTGAGCGTAAACCGGGATTGCGAATGCCAGCGCGATTGCCGCGCTAAATGCGAGAATTGATTTCATAGGTTTTTCGGTGTGTTGACTCTCTTACGTTCTTGCCGGACCGCCAGTCACTTCCTCGAACGAAACGGGACGATAGACAGCCAGCGCCAGACGATGCTCGGCGCGGATCGCAATAAGGTTGCGCCGGAAATCATCTTCATTGGCGTTGGTCGTTTCCAACCGCATCCCTTCGCGGATGAAATATTGGGCGCCCAATTTCCAGCAACCCACGATCGGTTTCCCGATAGTGACGCTGGTCGAAATCACGACCGGCTTGCCCCAGAACGTGCTCATCTCCATAAACACTCCGTTGCCGTAGGGGATATAGTAGGGACCGCCGGCCAGATATTGACCGTTCAAATCTTTTTCGAGTCGCGCGACTTCCCAATCGTAGGGATGCATCGCAATTCCGTCCGGCTCGAAGAATGAGTTGACTCGGATATCGGTCAGACATTTGTAGATCGTGTCGCCCCAGGCCGTAGCATAAGCACGAGTCTGAATCCCGGGTGCTGAGGTGATTCCCTGAAGATTTGTTCCCAGTCCGTCGCCGTAGAGAATCTCGGCCTCGGTTTCCATGTCCACCATGAATGGCATGCGCTCATCCAGGTAGCTCTGCATTCCCGGAAAATCGGCCATGAATTCCTCGGGAACTTTCGAAACAATGGCGATCTTTTTGACGTTCGCCACGGCGGTCGTGAGATCGGGTTCCCAGGTTGGTTTGAGTCCACGTTCCCCGACGCTCTTCGCGCGAGGACTCGCCCCCGCTGCGACCGCAACTCCATCAATTGTCCCGTAAGTATTTTCGCGAGGATACGGGATCGCAGCGGCGGAGGTTGTTCCGGGCGCGATCAAATCCATGATCGTCAACCGCTGCACTCCGAGCGCAACGAGAGTCTGTTGCGGCGCGACGTTGATCGCGGTCAGATCGCCAGAACTGAATCCAGCGCGCTGAGCCATCGCGACTTTGCCACGAATGCCGAGTGTGGAAAATGGAATGTCAAGCGCGGCGACTCGTTGACCTTGACCGCGCGCTGCAACGGCACGCTTGAACTGTTCTGAATTCACGAAGCGCGAGCCCATGCTCATTTTGCTCTCGCGTTCTCCGACAACTTTGATATCGCCTTGACCGCTTGGCGTGTCGATTGGTTTTGCGTCGCCGAAATATTTCTCGAACACTAATTTACGGAATGCATCAACCGCGCCCGCGTCGCTCACTGAATTGTCGATAGCCCGTTCGAGTTCGGACGGGGGAAGATTCGAATTGGCTTTGGCCGCAATCGCTCGGATTTCTTTCTCGCGCTCGCGGGCGAGTTTCATTCCCTCTCTGACTTCCGCTTCACGCTCCTCCCGAGCTGCTTTCTCTTCGCGATCTTTTTTTGCGTCAGCGGCTTTTTGCTCTTCAGGTGTCATAGAGGTTGGTTGGTTTTCTCGTTTATGCGACTCTTTCCCGTTGCGGTCAAATCTTTTTTGAGAATCTTTTGGGCCATTCTCACGCTTGCGAAAGCTGTCATCAATTAAGATTGAGTATTTTTCGTCCGTGTCGGCAGCGCGGCCCGCGGCGCAGGCCGGATCGAGTGGAATGGAAACGAGGCTGTTTTCTAACGGTTGCCATTTGGTCACAAGCCAGGTTTCGTTTCCGTCCTCATCCTCTTCGACTAATTTCATTTCGCGGGCGATGTAGCCAACGCTGATTTTTGTGCGGACGCCGGCGAGCATGTCGCGAAATTCCTGCTCCGCGAGAGGATTGGTTGGAGGTGCGAATCTCACTGTGGCGCGGCCTTCTCCCCGCTGTTTACTTCCCATTGCGGTGATGGAAATGCTCGCACTTTCGTGCACGCCAATTTGCTGGCGCGGGTCGTGATCTTTCAGGAACGCTCCGCCATCATTCAAACGAGAGAGATCGCAGGCACCCGGCGAATGATCGAGAATCTCATCCCCAAACCACCGCTCGGCGGGATCGTCAGTGGAAAAAAGAATTTCGCAGGTCCGGCTCTCTTCATCGATCTTCGATTTGTCGATCTTATATTCCCGGTGTTGCACCGGGAGTTTGTCGCCTGAATGAAGATTGAGCTTGCGCGCTGGCATCGAACTGCCGCAATTCAATCACTGTTGCGAGTCGGGCGCAACGACTTTCTCAAATTTGCGATCACGCTTAAGTTTTCGCAGCCGGTCACGCTCTTTTTCCCGCATTCGTTCTTTTCGATCCTCGGAAGTTGGCGACGGATCGCGGTTTATCGGCCTCGGATCAATCTCGTTCACAACAGCTCCCATATTGCGGCGGCGATTGTTTCGTCGTTTTCAATCCCGGTTGCGCCAACATTCCCGGTTCGAGATTTGGATTTTGCGGTTGCAAAAGTCGCGTTCGCCGCGCCGGTCGCAGTCAGTGTTCCGACAGTGAACGTTGCAGTCGCTGAATTAATTTGAGTAATCGCACCGCCAGTTGCCTCTACTTCTCCGGCTCGGAAAGTTGCGCGCGCGGACTCAAGTTCGACGCTTGCCGGAATTGAAAGCGGTTTTGCCGGTGGAATCCACGGGATGAAATCTGGTCTCGGTCCTCTGAATGTTCCGGTTCCACCGCCATGCGTGTGCGACGGAGGTGGGATTACCGCAGTGGGCTCAAAGAGTGAGCGGAGAGCGAGAAGCATCGTGGTTGCTCATTACTTTTCTTCTTTGGATTTCACGGTATTCGAGACTAACTGAACTGACGAGATGGGATCATCCGACTCCTTCTCAATCTCGGCAAGCTTAATGATAATCGGAAGCGCGACCGCGGCCAGTCTTTCCTGTGGCGTAATATCTTCGTGCGGATCTGTCGCGCGTTTTAACAGTAAACTTTCCAGCTCCTTGGTTTCCTCTGTTGTAAGATGTCCTTCAGTCACTTTTGCCAAGAGTTCGTCTGGCACTTTGAACTCGGCGTGCGGATGAGTCAGAATCTCGACCATTTTCAATTTCATGGCCTCATACATTGGCATGACGGTCTGGTTCATGATCGCCAGCTTTTGCTGGGCAAGAGTGAAGTCGATTCGTAACTGATCCACCGTCTCGGCTAGATCTTTGGCAGTCGCCGCGATTCGCTCTTTATCTTCCTTTTCATGGTCGAGGATCTTCTTCAGATCAGCCGACCGCTTTTCCGATTCGGTGGTCCGTTTGGCCAATACCTTTTTCTGAATCCACCAAGTGCCCATGCTAAATACTGCCGCGATTACTGTGGAGAATATCATACGATAAGCAAAAGCTTCCTCCCAGGTCGCTAGCACTTGCATGGCAAACATCATGTCCGGGAGGGTGACGTGAATTAAAATTCCAATCCCGCTCACGATCGCAACAACCGCTGCCTCGATTTTCCAGTGCGCTAGAATCGAGTGAATCATGCTGTTATTTCGAGTTCCTTATCCCACGTTGTCCATCTACTTCCAATACGCGGCTGTGGGTTGCGAGCGTGATGAAGACGGTTCGCATCTCCAATTCGTCGCCGGGACTGCGCGGTGTGATGCTTGCCTGTGCGTGCGAGACTCATCTTGGCTTTGGTCTCCGCGTCAATTTTGAACCCTGGTTTGCGCCCGAGCCTCTGGAACCCCTGCCGGTTTGGGTGCGGTCGAGCTTCGCACCAGCCCCGATGATTACCAGGCCGGCCGCATTCGCAAAAACAGACTCTCCCGATTGCTCGGCGCACCTTGGCGGCCGTTGCAAGTGAACTACTGAAACGTCTCACCACCTCTGAATCGGTGACGCCAGTTAGAATCAATTTCATCATCTCGATTGCCCTGCCTGGATTACGGAACTGGCCCGAGCGCACAGTCAAGACTTCTGCGCCCTCGTCTATTTGCGATTGAAGCAGGCTCGTCGCTCCGTAGCGGACGAATTGCCGTAAAACCTTTTTGTAGGTGCTCACGAAATCACTAAAAGCGTACCCATCGCCACCGTTGTCCGGGTGGAGCTCTCGTATCCGATTCCGAGCTTCAACTTGGAGTTCATGATAGAGGACAGCCAAATGCTCTTTGTTTGCCTGCCAGAAATCTTGACCCGCCATTTGGCGGTATCGAATCCCAAGAGAATCGAGCAGGCCATCTACTCGCTGTGATCGATTGCCATACTGCCACCGCGATTTGACCAGTTCGGTCATTACAGCCTCACAATCAGTGGCACCGACTTCGGGCTTTCGACAGCATTGAATGCGGTAACGGCATAGATATGAATACTGCCGGTCAGACCAGTCACCGAAAATCCTGGGACGTTTGCGCTGCCGATGTTCCGCCAATAGGCAGGCGTTGTCCCGATTCGCGGCATTACCTCGTAAACCTTGTAGGCCAGGACGAGTTCAGTCGGCGAATTGGTATTCCACATCAGTTGCTTGGTCGAATTGGTCGCTGCGATGGATGAACTTTGCCGCGTGGCGATCGCAGGCTTCGCAATGACTGCTGGCTTCGGTTTCGTCTTGATCGCTATGGGAGACACGCAGGACGCCAATAAGAGTCCGAAAAAGAGCGGGCTGAGAATTTTCATGGGCTAAGAAAGCCTGATCGCGACGATTGAGGCTTCGCTTACGGTGGTGGCGTTACCGGAACCGAAAATAGATATACTATCGTCAGTATTTGCAGTAGTGTAAATGACAGGAGGAAGCACGGTTGCAACTCCGGGCGAGTTAATTGGGTCCACGATGTCAAGGCTTGTGCTAGAATTGTTGATATCGGCGGCGGTATTGTTAGTCCTACGTAGCTTGAATGTAGGTGAGGAAGAACCGGAATCACCATAGTATGCAACCCTGGCTTGGATTAAATACGTTCCCGCATTATCCAATACGAGAATGGGGTCAGTAGTCCCAAAGTTTAACACTGCTGGAGTCCCACTCAATATGGCCTCCGTTCCCGCAGCATAGACTGTCAATGGATGAGTCGTCGTTATGTTCCCGCTTCCGTCAAAGCTTACCCCGTTAATTGTGCGCGGCGTGAGAAGAACCGGCGCTCCCGTCACGGCGAGCGTGTTGCCTACGATAGACATTCCCGTGCCCGCTACCAACTGCGACCCGCCGCTTGTCTGCGCGAACGTAATCGCCGTCGTGCCAACCGTAATGGCGTTATTGTTGTTCATCGTGAACTGCTGGTTGGCGTTCACAGTTCCGTTGAGCACTCCCACGGTGTCGCCGTAGATGATGTTCGCAGTTTGATTAAAATCAGTAGCGCGGGTCAAGACGTAGCCGACGAGCGCCGTTCCGACTGTCGTTACTTTGTAGATGCCATTCTGGAAGGTGCTGGCCTGATTCTTAATGAGGATGCGGTCGTTGAGGGCTGGAGTGTAACCGTCGAAAGCCAGAATGCCGACTGTGCCTGTAAGCGTCGCTCCTACTCCACTTGAACCGTTAGCGTAGGTAGGGGAAAAGGGAAGCGCGGCTGTCGTAGCAGCATTTACCGGGTCTTTGATGTCGAAGTCTTGAATTGCTTCCGCTACATCATCAAGCGTGGCTATTACCTTAGTGGTAGAAGTGGGAACTAGTGGGAATTGGAGCGTTCCTCCTCCTACGCCATTGGGAACTTTAAGAATGACTACGCCAGTGCCATCGGCGCTAATCAGTGCCGGGTCCCCTCCATAACCAAACTGAAAATAACTAGCCAGCCCGTTGCTGTATCCCAAATTCCAGCTTCCATCATTTCTGCTCCAGCCAATATTTGACCCATTCCGCATGAAGATGTTTCCAAACGTGCCTGAGTTGGACGTTTGCCATGAGGTCTCATCCGTTCCAGTTATCGCGATGCAGGTGAACACTAGCGCGGTCCCGGGATCAAGCGGGGAGACTAACGATCCTCCGCTTGAGTTTACGGTGAGTATCCCTGAAGTATTATTGAAAAACTGCCAGTCAAGTCCTTCTTCCAAGGTGCTGACCACCGGAAGAACGATGGTTCCACCTGTCCCGGTGAATAGGATATTGCGCGGGCTGTCGACATCCAGAGTGGTAGTCCCTCCGCTGGTGACTATCGTCGTGTAGTTTGCGAGTGGCATAAAGGTTTAAGTTGGTCGGCAGATTAAAATGCTGATCCCGTTTACGTTTGCCGGGGAACGGAAATCTTGCTGGGATTGCAGAACGAAACCGGTAGCGGATTTACTCCCTTCCAAGACTGAAACGAAGTAGCCGAGTTTATCCGAGTTATCTCCGCAGGTTGCGATGATGAGATATTTCGTGTCGGCTTGTGAGGATATTACAAAGGTGTATTGGCCTTTGCCGCTGTAAGTTACCGAGGTCACGACACCGGTCTTAACCAGGTTCGTGATAGCGGCTGAACCAGCATCGAAAAAGGCGCTCCCGATAAGGCCGAAATGGTCTATAAACGCCGGTGCTCGCGTTTGAGAGATTGGACCTGGCATAGCCTAATCAAATTCATCCGCGATTGCCACAACCGGAGTGCCCGAGGCAGCGATCACGTTTATTGCCCCCACCCAGCTAAATGGACAGGATTCTCCCGCGAGCAATGGGAAACCGTTAGATGAAGTAACCGTCCCGGTTCCAACGTAAACTGTAATAGCCGCGTCCAAATTTCTTATAAGAATTGATCTTCGGGTAGCCCTCGCAATGGCGAGCGTTCCAGAAGTCGTAGAAGTCGTTACCTGACTGCATGAGAGGTTTGCCGCCCCTTGCTGTCTTGTCACGGCAACCGCATTTGTCGTGCCCGGAGTAGTTTGATCGATCTTGACGGTAATAAACCCCGCAAGCAGGGTTACTATACCTCTGAGATATTGCTGGAGCGTCCCGGCTGCATTAGTCGTAACTGCGGCGCCAGTTGTCGTGCCCTCTACAGCATTGCCGCCGTCAACGACCGTTGATTGCACAGCGAATGTCCCAGCGTTTGTAACCGCATGAGAGGGGACAGAAGCGAGCGACACGGGCACGGCGCTGGCCCTTAGCTGTGTGTCGCTAAGTCCGCCAGTTGTCACATTGAGCGAGTCCTGATCTGAGGCGATCGTCACAGCCAATGATCCGGCCTTGGTTTTCTGCCCGAGATACGTCGCTCCGAACATCTTGACGAGACCCCGGAGGTATTGCTGAAGAGTCCCCGTCGCGTCTGTAACGACCGCCGCCCCAGTCGTGATTCCCTGAGTCGCGTTGTCGCCGTCAGCGATAGTGATACCGATCTTGGCCGCGATCAGTTTTACGAGTCCGCGAAGATACTGTTGCAGTGTGCCTGCGGCATCCGTCACGACCGCTGCACCACTCGTGCTGCCGAGAGTCGCAATATCCCCGTCAATGGCAGTGATGGCAACTTTATCGCGACTGGTGACAACCAGAGCTGTGTCGAGAGGAGTTGGAACTGTAGACGCAGCTTTGATCGTGGCTCGCGTTCCACGTGTGACGGCATCTTCGAAAACAGCTACCTGCGCGCGCTTACTGTCTATACGTGATGCGCCAATGTCATTTTCGGTCAGCGCGGTGCCTGCTACTTCATCGAAGATGTGGCCTGATGGCACAACCCTAGAGGTTCCATCCGTAAAGCCAGCATTATCGACAAGCGATTGAGCTGCAAGAGAGGCTTCCGTGGCGGCGCCCGAGGGAAGAGGAAGTGATGCCGCGCTAACCGGCACCGGATTGCCGCTGTCGTTCTTGATCTCAACCTCGGAACTGACTGTGACGTTGATGTCCTCCAGAGCGGCAAGGCTTGTCGCTCCGATTTCGACTGTGCCAGTGACCGCTAAGGTGGCGTTTAGCTTCGTCCAAATGGCTGAGAGCCAGCCGCGTATCCCAACTCCGCCTGCGGGCATGGCCGGAACTGGCGTAGTAATGTCGGTTCCATCTTGAGCCGCTCCAGTCGGGAGCGGAAGGGACGCTGCGCTGATTGGAATTGGATTACCAGCGTCGTTCTTTATTTCGACCTCAGAAGAAACTGTGACGGTAACGTTTTCGAGTGCTGCCAAAGTCGCAGCGCCTAGTTCTACAGTCCCACTGACGGGAAGGCCGGAAATCGGAACGCCGAACTCATCGACAAGAACGACCGCCTCGGAGTGAACTTGATTACCGGAAATCAAATTATCCCACGTCTGCATCTTCTTCCCGTTTGAGTCGGGAGCGACTTGAATAAAAGATGCGGCCATTGGTTAGGAGAGAATTATCGCACCCTCATTCGGGATATTCACAGAAAAAGGGCCGTTGCTTGAAACCGCGTTTTTCTCGAACAAGAAAACTGCCACGGCTTTATTGGATTTAGTCGCGTTGTAAACCATCGCTCCGCGCGCCTCGATTGAAGCGTTTTCCCATTTAACCGGGCTCTTGAAAGTCAAGACAGCGGAGCCGTTTTTTATTCCGATAATTGGATCAGAAAGATTTTGGCCTCCCGCTGAATATCCCTCACCGCTCGCTTCGTTTTTTGGAGTGTATTCCTTCGTTTTTGCATTCAGTTCAGCGCCCTCCAGGTAGAGAGCGATCTTGTATTTATCTCCGGGGAGATGAATGCCACGCAGGAAATCTTCTTTCGCTGAATCGCAGATGGCGCTCTGGATCATTGGGAGAACTCCATCTTTTTAGAGCCATTGACGCTAAGGGTTTCCGCCTCGGCTCCCACTAATTTCCCGCTTGAATCGTGAAGGAATTTAACCCTCTTCTTTTGCGGTCTTGGGTTTCTGGATTTCTCGGCGCGTTTTGCTTTTGCTTCTGGGGAAAGTTCCGGCAGTCCAAGTCTTTGACGAAAACTCGTCTCGTCTTCCTCCTGTGGAGTTATTAGCCCCGAACGAGCGCCCGATTCGTAGGCTTCTGCTTTCTGCTTCGGATTAGTTCCATCTTCCTCCTTCAGATCAGGCTCGTCGCTCGCGGAATTTCCGTCACTTGGGGCGGTGCCGCCAAGAGCACCTAATGAGAGGGATTGCAGTCCGGCTACCTCTAGCATTTCCTCTTCAAGCACGAGTTGCTCGATGATCTCTTCAAAATCGTGCCCGCTCTCGGCCGCAATCTTTGTTCGTGTTGTGTTGCAAAGGAGAAGATTTAATTTGTTTGCCTCCGCTTCTTTGATTGGATCGATTCCCTTCCATCTCCGGAAAATCCAATAAGGCGCGTTGAACTTGTCGAATTTTGAAACAGGGAGAGGGATTTTCCCGCTCATCAGTCCGGCTTCCAGGAATGGCTCGAAAATCTCGGTGTGGAAATTGTCTTGCATGAAACGTTGAATCATCATCCAACTTTCCCGCGATTGAAGCTCGATTCCGCGGAGGTTCGAGAAACTTAAACCGGAAGGGTCCTGGGAAATTCGGTGATAGCTAGCCCCGGGGAGTGCCGCCGAAATTCCTTGGAGCATCACCTTGCGAAATTGTTCAACGTTTGTGTTGGGATGTTTCGGGTCATTGACTTGATATTTCCAGCCAAAGGGCGCGATCGTGTCCTGACCAGGCTCAGTCGCTTCCTCGAACTCTCCCCTCTCTGTCATGGAGAAATCTTTTGTTAGTGTAGCATTATCGGAAAAGAGGTCTGAATACCACGTCCCGGTTTTTCTGGCCGAGAGCAGGCTGGCGACAAGTTCAGCCTCTTCATATTTTCCGAGCATGTGCAGCCGTGTGATCGCCGAAACGAGCCAGGGAACCTCGCGCGATTGGTCGATTCGTTCCCGTAAATAACCGTGAACAATTTCGCTCGCGTCGATTCGGGTTCGCGCAAATCTCCCTGCCGCGCCGGTCGAATACCCAGAGACTCCGGTTGACCACATCCAATCTCCGGGACTTCGGACAATGATGTAATACGCGACGCATTCTTTCCACGAATTGTATTCCTTGCCCATCCGCACTTCGTTGCCGTTTTCGAGCCGGCGAACGTTGTAATTGAGGTCGAGCCAGTCCATGTCGATAAACTGGAGAGCGAATCCGAACTCGTTACCAAAGCCTTTGACTTTTCGGACGAGACATGAGCCATCGCGCCAGGTCGAACGCAACCACATCCTCTCGCCTTCGTGCCGGGTAATCTCGCGCGTGACGGTGAAATTTTCTTTCAGGCCGAATGTTCTCCATGCCTTTTCAATCTGGTCGTTTGCGAAAACGTCCGGTTGACCTTTCAAAACTTTCGCTGCGCGATTGCCATTTTGATGGAGGAGTTTGATTTCTGGGAACATCTCATTGAGCAGCCCCGCGTCCACGCCGCGACGTTTCAGGCTATCTCTTAGTTTTTTGCGGCGATCATTGGTGGCCCCTTCAAAATATTTAATGAACTGTTTTTCTTCCGAAGTGTGAATGATCCGGTCGGATTCCTCTTTCACTTTCATTTGAACGAGGACGCCTTCGCTTCCGAGAGTGTTTGATTCGACATCCTCCCCGAAGGCTCGTGCGTAGTCATTATTGCGCTCAAGGTCGCGGCAACGATTGCGCAGGAGGAAAAGATGAGTGCGAATTTCCGCGTCCGCCGAAAGTCCGGAGATCAACCAGTTATTTTGCCGATTAGCTTGACCGCCAGAATAACCTCCGCTCACCTGTCCGCCCGTTAGACCAGAACTGAACGCGCGTTTTTTTCTCGGACGATTCTTGGAGTTTTTCACTGGTTTACTCATAACGGATGAAAGATACTGGAAATTCTCCGATGGCCGAGCCGGGCCGCATCTTCTCCCGCCACAATCGCGCGTTGCCGTTCGATTGCGGTGGCGAAGTCCGATAAATTATGGTTCGTGAACGATTGCCCGTTGAAATTCACAGATTGCATTAACCCTCCGCTGGAGAGAGACAGATATGCGGCCTCCATCGCTTCCAGGGTTTGCCGCGCGACTGTTTTCGCAGTCGCAACCGCGGGATTGGCGTAAACTGCGACAGTCGATTTCCAATCGAGGCTTTTCCTGTCGTTCGGCGACGCGATCTCTGTGAAAATGTAGGCGATTAAATATTGGCCGGCTGGAATCGCGGCGGATTCTTCTGGAGTGATAAATAGATCGTATGCATCCGCGGAACCGGCGGGAGCGGTAAAACTTTGAACCGTAATCCCATTTTGGAACCAGACCTTGAGCGTCCAGAGCGAGGACGGATAATTTGGGTTCGCGATTGTCACCCGGACTGCATCGCCAGCGATAAAGGAATTCGGAAATTGAGTGACTGCGGCGACCGACATTTGACTCGCAGCATAAAGTCTGGGCTAATTCTGGCAAGAATTAACTCAAAGCCGAGTGTTTTCTGAAATGAATCGCTACCATCGCAGCCAATTAGACTGCTTCCGTGGTCGAGGCGCGCCCCGTTCCGACGCCTCTTTTTTACCAATGACAGGGATTGTCGCGAGATTTCTTTTTTCCTCTTGGTCCCACGAGACCGGCCCGCGAATGTAAAGTGCAGCCAAGGCTTCAACTCGAACATCAAGAGCCTCGTTATGCGATGATCCGCCCTCGGCTGGAGTCGCGGGCAGGTTGAAAATCTGCATCTCAACGCCCTTGTCTCGTTCCGTGTGCGAATCTTCCGATAAAAACTGCTTGAACCATTCCTCGCCGTAATCATCAGTCTTTGGGATGTGCATGAATCCGGGACCGTGGACACTGATTGTCGCCCGACGATACCAGAGGGCTTTGGCACGATTGGTCCCGATGATGAAAAGTCGGATGCGCTCATCTCGCCGGCCCTGCGCAATCATCGGCGCCCATTTCGCGCTCGCGCCTTTGGTTGCAAAATATCTTCTTGCGTATCGAGGTCGAAGATATTGGTAAAGTGCCCGCTGCGTTCCAGCAAAGCCGGTATCAAAAGCTCCACAGACTGCTTGCATCCTCGCTCCGTCTTCCCGGATGAATTGTCGCAGTAACGTCGCTTCAAGCTGGTCGTAGGCCCAAGGACGACCCTTCTGTTGCATCTGCGAGAAATCCCCAGGAAGGACAACATAACCCAAGCCCCATGTTTCTTCGCCTTCTCCCCAACCGACGAATTCAAGTTCGCAACGATCAATCTGAAAATCTACCCCTGCGCTAATTAATTTAACCGGTTGCGGGACCGCGAAGTCGAACGCGATCATCTTTTGCAACCTTCCCCTGGCAGACAAAAAAACCGAATCGAGTCATAAAATACTTGAACACTCAGATGACGCGCATAGCGACGTTTCCGGCAACACCATGAGAAGATTTGCCGGCGAGGATTATTCTTGAATCGCATTGAATGCCCAGAACATTTATCGATATATTTAGTCGCGGGCTGATTACGGGCGGTGAAAATGTGAATGGTTTCCGTGCTCAATTTCTCGAATACCTTTCTTGCAATGCGATGGCAGTTTCCCGCATGAACTTTCGCCGATCAGTTTTGAGTAACTCCAATCCTTCAGAAAGGATGATATCCCCGGCAATTCCCAATTCCTCGTCAATCTCGTCACGGCGCGCCTGGCAGAGTCGAAGTGAATGCCGCGCCTCTGATTCAAAAAGGGGATAACTTCTCCTGTAATGCCCGCTCTCGACCGCAATTAAGACCGCGACACACTCCCAGAATTTCATTGTCACAGCTTGCGAAATTCCAGCACCCACACCCACGGATTTTCAGCCCAGTTTCCCTCGCCGTGGAGTGAGTCCCAAAGGACGGCGTATTGATAAACTGCGCCTGGCATACAGCAGCCGAACCGCTCGCTCTTTATTGTCGCCTGACCCATCCCTCCAACACACCCTTCCGCAACGGCATCTTCCTCGCTGATGCTTTGAAGTTTCTCGACTCTGACGCGCGTCAGCTCAAGCGTGATACGGGACGCCCATCGTGGCATGAAAATTGATGGTCGCCACAGGTGCCCGTGAAACTTACAAAGCTGGTTATGTCCGCTAGCGCGATAGCACGTACCCCATTTTCCGGCGGGATCATTCTGCCATGTCTCTCTCACCCAAATCTGATCGCCAGCTACTCCGTAGGGACAACGAAAGCCGTGACCAGTGGACAAAAACTGGCGATCATAAGGTCGCCAGCGTTTATCCGGAACTGGCAAAATCTCTATTGTATCATCCGGGACGTTACGAATAACTCTGCGCGTCTGCGTCTTGGTTCCGGCCAGCAAAGCCTTGACCATCGAGGAGCTGAAAATCAGGCCGGTCGATTTCATTTTCCGCAGAGCAGTCCGCAAGACGTTCCGGCAATGTCCATCTTCATCAAGCGCATCTTGGAAAAGATCGGTCTGCCTAGCGTCGTTTATTAACTTGCAGACGGCAGTCACTCTCTTCGAAAATATTTCCTCAGCCTTCTCTCTGATCTTCGAGAGCGGGTAGCCTTCCGCGATCCACTGGATTCCTCCGAAGTTTCTCTCACTTGGCTTGGTTTCGGGCTGGTTCATGGGTTTTCTTTCATGGCTGGGACATGGCTCTGTCAATACACTCTCGGAGAGTTTTGCCGAACGATATGGATGTCGGGTTACTTTGCGCGTTAAGAATGCAATGCTGAAATTGGTCTCCTTTTTCCGCGCTATTTAACCTCTCATTCACGTCTAACCAATCCAGCCTCTCCGTGTCCGTCATTTTGCCTGAGTCACGTTTTGCGAAGGCTGCAAGAATTTTGTTTTCAACTGCTCGCTTTTCTTTAGGGAGGAATTCTGTAATTCCTTCGATCTCTTCCTCGATATCTATTCTAAGGTCTTTGGCTAACTCTCTATCTGCTTCGGTGGTGGTCATGGCTCGTTATCCAGTTTCCGTTGAAACGCTTCTGCCTCTAACTTTTCGGCCTTAAGTGCGTCACGTTTGGCGAATGTGGCTAAGACTATTTTTGACAAGCAGTCAATCTTCTCTTCCGGTATCAGTCTCAGTATTGGAGCATGAAGAATATTTCGTGCGGTCTCTCTCGCCAACTCTCTGTCTGCTTCGGTGGTCATAGAATCTCAGGTCGATTAAGGTTTCCGTGTAAAGCCCCTGTGATATCTGGTAGCCAATTCTCCTTCACCTTCACGAAAGCGCGGCAGCGTTGTTCGGCGGTGGCAAATACGGCCTTCTCAAAACTCCCTGTTATAAAAAGAAGTTGTTGCAAATATTCGTAATAATCACTCATGTCGGTTAGCGTCTTCTCAAACTCCGCACAGGCGTTCAGGTCGGTTGATGCGTTGCTCGATGAAACCATTGATCGTCTAGCGGCCCGTGCATAGGGTCATCTTCCCAACCAAGTAGGATTGCAATGGTAAACTTCAGGTTGTTAGCCTCTAGCATGGTCCGTTTATCAAACCAATGCGGCCACTTAGGTTCCGTCACCTTTATCCGTAATTCTTCTGTGGTCACGGCCTGTAATTTCATTACGCCCTGATTGTAGAATATTCTTCGCGGCGTTCATACATTGAAATCCAGGCCATTTTCACGTCCTGTTCTTCCTGGAACGTCTCCGCTAGAAATGTATTTGTCCAAACCTTGATAGTTTCCCGCCGGTTATGTGAATGGCTCGCATCGTGAGCGTTGACCGCGAACTGATGAAGTTTTGACTTGAAGCCTTTTTCGGCTGGAAGGGTTGAGTTGATCCCATTTAGCCAGTAACCACGAATGCCGCTAAAACGTGCAGTTGGTTTCCAGTGCCCGTCGAAAATCATTTGAAGCCGTTGAGAGTCATTATGGGAGGCCGCGCATCGGCCACAAAGGATGACCGCTTTTTCATGCCGGTTGCGCCCAAGTTTCGGCCAATCGATCGTCGCTTGAAGTTCCGTAATGTCTCCGCGCTTGCGCCACATCAGCACCTGCTCGTAATCGCACTGGCGGCATGGGACTAACCACATCCTCTTGTCGGAACGATTCAGCCAGTTCTCGATATTTGAATGGTTTTTGAGCGTAGGAGTGCCAGAGAGGAGTTTGATTGAATCAGGAAATCCCTCCGCTCGTTTGAACGCGAGCATGATCGGATCTCCTTCCTCTCCGGCGCTGGATGGGAACCCGTCGATCTCGTCGCAGTAGACCACCCCAGCGCGGGGACCACGGAAGTTCGATGCCGATCGAGCCGAGGTTATGTAAATTGAGCCTCCGAAATAACGCTTGTAGCCAATCGTGTTTCCGATGTCCCGGCTTTTTGCTTCGACGGTAACTCGGCGAATCGATGGCGTTGCGTCAATCAATGATCTCTGCAACACGTCGCGCGAGAACTTCCGTCCGCTTTCATCCTTTGGGTAAACGACGAAGATATTTGTCGGCGAATGTTCAATCTTGAATCCGATGATGTTGACGCAAACTTCTGTTTTCGCCATGCCGCTCGCCCACATGAGAACCATGACTTGAACTTCAGGATTAATTGATTCCACCATCGGCTCTTCGCAAAATGGCATCCGGGAAACGTCGTATCGAATCGCCCCCGTCTCGCTCAGTGGACTGGCCCCTTGAGCAATCCACCGCTCTTTCTTGGCCCACTGTGCGGGGTTGAGTTCCTCGCGTTGCTGCAACCCTTCGCGCCAGGATCGAGCCGCAATCTCTTCGGCTTCGCGGGTGTATTCTTCTCGGAGGATCATTGACGTGGATTTCCAATGGTTGCGCCACCGCATCCACATCCGCCCCAATCATGTTTGTCGAACGCCTCTCCAGCCTCTATGCGCTCGCGCAGATCGCGCAGGTAAAGGTTTTTTGTCTCGCCGCCTCGGCGATCTTTCAGCATTGAAAGAGGTTCGATGCCTTCGCGTCGTAAATACTCAGCGGTCTCCCACTCTTCTGTCTCCCATTCAGTAAAGACTTTTGGCCTCACGCGCAAGATGTGCGCCCAGTGGGCGATTCCCGCGCGGACGCAACCGCCGCCGTAGTTGTCGTGTGGAAGTCCATCTTTTTTGTAAGCGTCTGACAATCGCAAGCCAAGTTTCTCGGCTTCAACCTGCATTTTGCATTTGTCCCAAATGGGAGCCAGCTGCATCGGCGCGCGTATCTCCCAAGTGGGATGCACAGCGCGCAGATTGTTGGTCCGGTGTTCTTCTGACCAATCGAAGCCCACCGACAGCGATGCTTTTTCCAGAAAGCTCTCCTGGAAGCGATCCATTTCAAAATTCCCCACCATCCATGCATCCAAAAGTTCCCTTTTGAGATAAACTGAGCAGATCGGGAAGCGGTTGTTCCCGATCATCTTCTGCTGGCGGAACAACTGCCAAGGGGTCAGTTCACGCGAGACGCGCGTTACGGGAACCCCAAGCAAATTGGATGCGTCGGCTAGGAATTGGTATAACCCCGGCGATTCAATCAGCGTGTCAGCAAATAGTAAAACAACATTAGCTGAGCCGAACTCCTGCACGTCGCGCCATGCGCTCCAAAACGAGCAAAGCCCTCCCGAAAAATTATTGATCCGTTTCATTGTCGTCACTCAAGACCGGGTTATTCACAGTGCTCTGTGAAGAGATTTTTTAACGAAAACATATTCTTCTTCTCAGAGGGCGCGCAAAAACTGGGCCTCATACGAGGGGCGTAGCCCCTGTGAATAACTTGTGAATAACAGTGAATAACCCCGCCACTACTGTGAATAACCTGCCTGCCAGGCATCAATAACTTATCGTCTCGCGCCGCTGTTTTGAGTTGTTCGCACTTATTCACTGTTATTCACAAGTTATTCACATTGACGCTCTTGGCCGACCCCGTGCCACGCTTGCGCATCTTGGTTCCGGCCAGTAAAGCCTTGACCATCGAGGAGCTGAAAATTAAGCCGGTCTCCTTCATGGCAGATTTCCCCACTGCTCCGCCATGGAGTTTCGTCCTTGAATGTTTTCATATCACGTCGCCCTCATATTGAGCCTCTGGTTTCGGTTTGTCTGGAGAGTCTTGCACGCTTGCCTCCATCGGGTCTTGTTTACCTGCGTCACGTTTGGCGAATGCGGCGAGAATATATGAAGCAATCGCAGCTACGGCATCAACGCCTCGAACGTTAGGGTCACGGGCCATTTCAGTTGCCACTTCCTCTGCCAACTCTCTATCGTTTTCTGTGGTCATGGCTCATTATCCAGTTTCCGTTGAAACGCTTCTGCCTCTAACTTTTCGGCCTTAAGTGCGTCACGTTTGGCGAAGGCGTTGTAAATAACTCGACCTAAGTCATCCAAGATCATTGCGTATTTCGCTTGTGATGATTGCGCCCAAAAGAGCCGGTTTGTAAATTCTCGTGCCGTCTCCTCCGCTAACTCTCTGTCTGCTTCGGTGGTCATGGCCTGGCACTCGGTTTAATTTCGGCCAATTCCTTGAGCAATCGTTTCCTGGAATCCTTGGGAACGTAGTCGGCACGCTCGACCGTGACCCGAGTTTGCACCGCGATATCTTTGACCGTCATTGCGTGGTCGTTTCGATACATGAGGAGTCCTTTCTTTTGGAGCGTGTCGATCTCTGAGGATTCCGCTTCTGCAAGAGTTTTGCGGCGCCGAGCGGCTTCGGAGACGGATTTCAAACTCAGGGCATCGTAAGCCTCCGAGAATTTGAGTCCGCTCCCATTACAAGAAAGCCCCGCGTCTTGACACCTTCTTAACAGTGTCTGTCGATCGACTCCGAGTTCTGCCGCCACGAAATCAAGTGGATGCCGGCGTCCAACTTTTGACGACGGAACGTTTTTACATCGCCGTTTTTTCATTCTCGGCCTTCTCTAATTCAGCCATCCGTTTCATATCGGCCAGCGCCACGTCGTCATTCTCGAAGAACCTAGCCGGAGACACTTTTTCAAGCGTAGAACTCGCGTCATAAATCTTCATCGCGGCCAGTGGCATATCGAAGAACGCTTCTAACTTTTTTCCAGCTTCACCAGCTAGCGTCACGACCCATCCAGCGCGGCAGTGTTTTTTCTCGCAGGTGTGCCATTGATCCATTTTAAACGCGCCTGGCGCTGAAGCCGCCTCGTAAACTCGTTGGTGGATATTCGGAATAATTGGAACGAAGGGTTGAGGTTCTTCTGAGGCAACTGGTTTAGCGTTTCTTAAGCGGGAGCAGCCGGAGCAGCCGGAGCAGCCGGAGCAGCCGGAGCAGTCGGAGCAGTCGGAGCAGTCGGAGCAGCGGGAGCAGCCGGAGCAGCCGGAGCAGCCGGAGCAGCCGGAGCAGTCGGAGCAGCCGGAGCAGTCGGAGCAGTCGGAGCAGCGGGAGCAGTCGGAGCAGCCGGAGCAGTCGGAGCAGTCGGAGCAGTTTTTGAGAGTCGCTAAAACTCTTTTGGCTTCGGCTTCACTACCCCATCGCTCAACTGAGCATCGGTTGCCGTTCTCTCCTTTTATCCAAGTCCAAGTTCTTGTTTCCATAATTTTTCCTCACTTGTTACGTTTTTAACTGACTACAATTTAGTCGAACTTCGGAACC